TGGCCCGGCATACAGAAGGCCACCGCCGAAAAGCAGACGATCGACAGTACGCGTGACATCTTCGCGGCCAGCGCGCGGATGTACGACGAGATCGACGGGCGCAGTGAGGCCTCATACACCGCCCGCCTGGCCCTAATAATGAAGCAGCGGCGCGACTATCAGGATATGAACGTCGACGCGGCGAACATCGACGCCTGGTATGATGACAAAACCACCAAGCTCCTCGAGGATCGGGCGATCGCCACCGGCGGGTTCTTCGAGGGGATGGCGGCGGGGCTATCGAAGGGCAAGCGGGAGTTGCAGACGCTGGGCGAATTGGGCGCCGACCTGGCGACCACATCGATCGCCGGCCTGGCCAGCGGCATTACCGACGCGGTGTTCGAGGCCCGCGATCTGGGCGAGGCGATGGAACAGGTGGCCGTCTCGGCCGGCAAGATGGCGCTGAATTGGGCGATGATGCAGGCGATGTACGGGATATTCCCGAGCATGAAACCCAGCAGCACAACCTCCTCGCCGGAGACGTCGGCGTCCCAGTACCACGCCGGTGGCATTGTCGGCCAAACGCCGACGCCCATGCGGCCGGTTAACGCGGGCCTCTTTGTCAATGCCCCGCGCCTGCATCAAGGCTTAGCGTCCGACGAATACCCGGCCATCCTGCAGCGAGGCGAGATAGTGATCCCCAAGGGCAAGGGCGGGTCGGGCGGCGATCGTGGCTTAGGCGGCGGCGGCCCGAAAGTGGAGATCGAATTCCACCAGCACGACCACACCACCGGCGGCGTGACCACCGAGCAGAGTGACGTGCGTTTCGACGGCCGGCGCATCATCGTCGGTATGTACCTTAAAGACAAACGCAACAACGGCCCGATCGCCCGGGCCAATCGCAGGAGATCCTGACCATGGCCCAACCGGTCTATCCCACCCTGGCCCGCACGCCGCAGGCCAGCAGCTTCCAGAAATGGCGGGCGTTCGATCCCACCGAACGGACGGCGCTGGAGGACGGGGCGTATTTGGTCATGGCCACCCTGACGGCGGTGCCCTGGTCCTGGGCGTTCGAGTACGTGGCCCTGAGCGCCGCCGACCGCACGACCTTGCTGACATTCTACGCCGACGACGCCAACTTCGGCGCGGTGCCGATCAAGTTCACCGACCCGACGGACAGCACGGCCTATTTCGTTCGTTTTGCCGGCCCGCCGCAATGTCAGCAGGAAGAGCGGGCGGGGATCTGGCGCGTCAAGATTTCCTTTATTGAAGCGATTGGGACGTACACGTAATGAAATCGATGCCCGCGACAGTCACGGCCTTGAAGAATCAGCTCAGTCAACCCGACGCCTGGGTCTGGCTACTGACGATCGTCATGCCGGACGCGGTGACCACGCTGCGCTATGCGGCCAATACCGATGATGTGGACTACGGCGGCGAGACGTACACGGCCCTTAATTTTTCGATCGGCAGTTTCACCTGCAATCTGGACGGCGAGTTGCCCGAGTTCGAGATGGTGGTCACCAACGTCGGCTATATCCTGCAGGACTACATCCGCGCTCAGGACGGCCTCAGCGGTGGGACGGTCAGTTTCGTGATGGTCAATAGCGGCCTGCTGGCCGTCGATTACAGTAACGACACGGTGACCCTGCGCATCGGTTCGGCGATCAATCGCTGGCCCGATGTAGCGCTGACCCTGGGCGTGCCCAGCGCGTTGCGGGGGCGGATTCCGGAGAATCGGCACACCCCCCACTCCTGCCCGCACCGGTTCCGGAAGTGCCGGTGCAGTTATACCGGCGACGATATCGATTCGATCAACCTGCCGTCCGGCACCCCCGTCGAAGTCACTACCGCCACGGGCTACTCCAGCGCCAATATCACGGGCATCGAGTACTACGAGGCGATCAGCGATTGGGACGACTGGGTCGAGTACGCCGGGAACCCGGTGGCGTACAATCCCATCCACATCACCGTGCCCGACCACGGCTTCGTGACCGGCATAACCGTAACGGTGGCCGGCGTCACGGAACTGACCCCGACGATCAACGGCGACCACCGGATCCGCGTGGTGGACGACGACACGTTCCAACTGTGCGATACCGACGGCGCCGACTACACCGGCGCCTGGTCCAGCGGCGGCACGGTCGAAACCGCCTGGGGCGGCCATGGGCTGGTTACCGGGGATGCGGCGACGATCACGACCGAAACCGATCTGACACCCAGCCTGAACGGCAACTATGTGGTGACCCGCGTCGATGATGTGACCGTGACCTTGGACGGCACCGACGGCGACGACTACGCCGACAGCTACGATAGCGGTGCGAAGATCGGCTTTCGCTACTGCACCCGCACGCCCGCCGACTGCAAGGCGCGCGGGCTCTACCCCCACCGGTTCGGCGGGCCGATCGGCCTGCGCCACAATATGGTGAGGTACGCCTGATGCGTTTCAACCGCGACGATCTGAATGTGATGCTGGCCGAGTTTTTGGGCAAGCCCTACGAAGCCGGGGCGACCGGACCGGACGCCTACGACTGCTACGGCCTGGTGCGGGCCTTCTGCGCCCGCCTGGGCGTGACGCTGCCGGAGATCGGGGCGGTGGGCCCCGAGGGCCCGGCCCATTACATCCAACTGGATCAGCCCCGGCCGTGGTCCCTGGTTTCGTTCGCGCCGAAACTGACGATCCAGCCGCACATCGGCGTCGTCCTGCCCGACGACAATCTGTTTCTGCATTGCCCCGACCGGCGCGACGGGTCCGTAATGGCCGAGCCCCTGGGCCGGCGGCCCTGGCGCGATCAGATCGACGGCTTCTGGTGGCCCCGCGATCTGCTGGAAGTGGTGCTGCTGCTCAGTCCGATGAATCGCAAACAACGGGCCTGGCAGTTCGTTTCGCTGGACGGCCGCACGCTGCGCGAGATTATCGTGCAGGACATCACCGCCGGCGAGACCATCCCCCTGCAGGCGTTCCTGGGCGGCGAGCTGGTGGAGCCGGCGGATTGGGATTTGGTCCCGACCCCCGGCGATCAGTTGGTCATCCGGCCCGAGTTCGGCAGCGGCAAGCAGGCGGGCATGGCGGCGGGGATGATCGCCCTGGCGGTGTTCGCGCCCTACATTGCCGGGCCGATTGCCGGGGTCGAGGGCGGCGCGGGGGCCGCCGCGGCGGCGGCGGCGGCCGGGACGGGCCCCGCCGTCATCTACGCGGTCGCCAACGCGGCGATCATGATGGGTGGGGCCATGGCGCTGAATGCCCTGGTAGGTCCGGACGAGGCGGACGCCGGCGACTCGCAGGCCTACGGGTGGAACCCGCGGACCACGCAGCGGGTCGGGGCGCCGGAGCCGTTGGTCTACGGCACCTTCGCCGCGCGGGGCAACGTGCTGTGCAGTTACGCCGAGGGCGACTTGAACGAGACGGTGATGAACGTCTTCACCACGACCAGCGGTGTGCGCAGCGCCAAGGATAGATACTACCTCAAGATCGGCTACGGCGACGGCCCGATCGAGGGGCCCGTTGCCGAGACGGTCGAACTATCCGGCCAGCGCCTGGCGGAGCTGGACCCCACCGAGGTAACGGTCGCGCATTTCCGGGGTACGTCGGACCAGGCGGCCTCGACCATTCCGGACCGGTTCGAGATTCCGGTCGGCGTCGCCGTCGGCGGCTCCAACAGCGACCCGGTAACGGCGGACTTCTATGCGATCGACTGCGACGACGTGGCCGTGATTGTCTATTGCCCCAACGGCCTGACGGATTACACCAGCGACGGCGACCACAAGCGGGTCGAGGTCAACGTCGATATCAAGATTCGCGTCTACGGCGAAGACGCCTGGTTCACCGTCTTCGACAGCGAGATCAACGGCAATAGCCAGCAGCCGGTGCGCCTGCTGTTTTCGATGAGCGGTCTGGGGTACGGGAATTCCTGGGACGATCAGACCCAGCCCTACAACATCGAACCGGGCACGCGCTACGAGATTCGCGTCGATCGGTCCGACAGCGTGCACGGCGATAAAGGAAATTTGTTTCGGTTCGAGGGCATTCAATTCGGCTTCTTCCATCCGCAGCGTCACCCGGGCCGGGCCTATACGGCCATCGGTGCGGTGGCTTCGGAGGACCTCAACGGCGCCATCGAGTTTTACGCCGAGGTCAAGGGCAAGATCGTCCGCGTCTACGACGACGAGGCCGAGACCTGGTCGATTCAGTGGTCCGACAATCCCGCCTGGGTGGCGTACGATGTGCTGACCCGCCCGGTGATCAGCGGGCACGGCCCGGCGGTCGCGGCCCAGGGCACGCTGACGATGCTGGCCCATCCGGACGTCGGCGATACGGTCACGATCGACGGGGTGACGTATCGCTTCAAGGGCACGCCGGACCAGATCAACGACGTCTTTCGGGGCGCCAATCGGGCCGCCACGCAGGACCATTTAGTCAAGACGATCAACGGGACCGGCGTCGCCGGTACCGACTATTACGCCGGCAGCACCAGCCCGCACACGACCGTGCAGATCGCCGCGTTCGACGTCAACGACCGGGCCGTGCTGACGGCCGTGACGGCGGGCGCGGCGGGCAATGAGATCGCCACGACGTCGGAATTCAGTCACACCCGCAACCACTTCGACGACACGACGCTGGGCGATACGACACTGGGCCTGGCGGCCCTGGCCTACGCGGTGGACTACTACCGCCGCGTGGATCCGACGCACCTGACCCTGGCGGATTTCGTCGCCTTCGCCGACTGGTGTGACGAGCTAATCGACGACGGCCGGGGCGGTACCGAGAAGCGGTACGTTTTCAACGGCACGATCGATACCGAGACGACCGTCTGGGAAGCGGCGGTCAAGGTCTGCAAGATGGCGTGCGCGGCGCCGTGGTTCACGGGCACCACCGTGCGGATCGCCATCGACAAGCCGGGCACGCCGGTCCAGATGTTCAATATCTCTAATCTGCGGAGCGGCTTCACCGAGACCTGGATCGATACCAGCGAGGCGGCGACGGAGTTCGACGTGGAGATCTGCGACGAGGAGAGCGACTACGGGCGGGAGATCTACACCGTCACCCGGCCCGAGGTCGAAGAGCAGGTGGTGGCCACCCTGGACGGATTCGGCCACACCTCGCGCCGCCAGGCGTGGCGCTACGCGACCCGGCAGTTGCGCGTCAATCAGTACATGCGGCGGGCGGTGGAGATCCCGGCGATTCTCGACGCGATCTACGCCGAGCCGGGCGACATCGTCTACGTCCAGCACCCGGCCCTGCAGCGGGCCGACGGCGGGCGCATCACGGCCGTCGCCGGCAGTACGATCACTACCGATAAGGCGGTGAGCATGGGTGCCGGCGCCCACGCCCTACTGATCCGGACGCACGACGGCACGCAGGACCGCGTGACCCTGTACGTGGCCACCGGTGTCTCCGGCGACAAAAGCAATATCGTCACCATTTCCGGCGTATTCGCCTACACGCCGGCGGCCAACGATCTCTGGGTCTTCGGCCCGACGACCCAGGTCACCGACCTGTACCGGATTCGCGGGTTCGAGCGCACCGGCGACGGCACGGTGCTGATCCAGGCGGCCCAGTACACGACCGACTATTACACCGACGACGAAGATGCGCCGCGCATCGAGCCGCAGGTCTATAGCACTACCAAGGGCGCGCGGGCGGCGTCCCTGACGCCGACGACGGCCGAGGGGGCCGCCGGCCTGGGCTATCAGGACGCCGGCGCCGCCACCGACGCGATCGGTTTCTCCGGCCTGGCCTTTACCGGCGACGATGCCGATACCGTCACCTGGGCCTGCACCGGCGAGGGTGTCAAGTACCAGGGTTCGTGGTGCCCGATCAACGACGATGCGGTGGGCACCACGGACAAGTACATCTACTGGGACCCCGAGGCGGCCGACCCGCGCGATCTGGCCAGCACCGACGACCTGAGCGACCTGGCCGGCGAGGAGCGGTACCTGTTCTGCATCAACGTCAATGGCGTCGCCACCTTCAAGCCAGGCGTGCTGGTGGCCAAAGACGGGGCGCTGGTCGACCTGGACGATATGGACGAATCGGCGACGCGTAAGTTCGCCGGCGAGAGCGGCGCCGATGTCACGGCCAACAACCAGATCCGCACGTTCCACGAAACGTTCGAGGACCCCAACGATGATGTGGTGACGCGCTGGGGCACCGGGACCGGCAATGCCTCTATTTCCATAGTGGCGGCGGCCGGGGTATCGGGCGGCAACGTGCTGCGCTTGGGTGATAACGATGGCAACGACTTCGTTAAACTATTGTATTACCGGCTGACCGAGTTCGATCCTTCCAGTGGCTATCGGGTTCGTATTCGAGCCCGGCAGACGGCTGGGACTGGCCCGTTTTATGCCGGCTTGCAGGGGTACGCCGTAAATGGGACAACTATTGTCAATCCGGACGGCGAAAGTTCCCATTGGTTCATCGCCAAGGCCAAGGAATTGTCGTCATCGTGGGAAGTGATCACGGCGTATTTGCAGGGCAATTCGGTGGCCGGGGACGCAACGGAGCATTTAACCGCATCCGATCCTGCCAAATTGATTGATACGGCGGCCTATTTCGCCGTCGAAATTTACGCTAATTTTGCGGCCGAAGCGGGTCAAGTGGATATCGATGAGATTTGGATTGATACAATCCCCGAAGATGCCGACCAGATCGCCGAGGGCACGACCAACAAGTTCGCCGCCGAGAGTGGGGCCGACGTCACGGCCGATCACGCCGGTGATATCGACGTTGATAGTGTTGACGAAAGCGCAACCCGCAAATGGGCCGCCGAAAGCGGGGCGGACGTCACGGGCGATCATACAGCGGCATTGATCACCGATCAAGGAAACTTGGCTACCGCCGACACAGTCGATACTGCCGAGATCGACGAGGAGGCCGTCACCTCGATCACAGCGGCCGAGGATGCTACGTCTTCAGATTTAAACCCTAGCCCCGGTAACATACTAGATAAAGGTTTTGGAGTTTGGCGTGTTGGGGCCTATACGGCCGCTCTGACGTCCAGCGGCGTCCTGGCTTATGTAACGGTCGAGGGGTCGATAGACGGTGTGGATCTTACTGCTGCGACAAAGGCCTGGCACACGATTTTTCGGTGGGAAACGTCCTTCACTGCCGTGAACATATCCGCCATTACGCTGACAGGCACCGACAACATAGTGATCACCACCAGTGCTGCCCATGGCCTGTCTTCCGATCAGTATGTATGGATATCAGATGTTGTGGGTACGACGGAATTGAATGATGGCATCTTCGGAATAACCGTGGTTGACGAGACGCATTTTTCCCTATGGCATACGCGGAGTGATTGGTTCACCGCCTATACATCCGACGGCGAATGCTGCCGCGTGACCAAAGTTAAGCAGTTGCTCGCAGCTCAGCTAAACGGGGTTGACACTCCATATAACATCTCGACAGTTGACGATACGATGGTTGACGGGACTGCCTATCAGTTCATCGCGGCTAATCGCAATTTGCATGCAACCCTTACTGCATATAATAATATAGGGACAACAATTTTCGTGATGGAGATAAAACGCTGATGGCTAGGATTAGTTTTGCAGAATTTGACATTGCCTCTGGTAAGGTGCTCCGGAGTGGCATTTGCCAGGAGCAGCACCTGCCCCGCCCCCGGCGCGGCAACGGTGTGGCCGCCCAGCCACGAGGGTGCCATGCAGCGTCGATTGTGTGCGACGGCCTCGATAGCAACGGCCGGGCGGTAAACCCGAGGGCCGGGAAGAAAGCCGCCACTGACGACCGCAATCCCGAACGGCCGGCCAGATTTCCGCGACGGCGAGTGGATAGTGGCTAATGCCCGCGCACGTCAGCGGGCCGGGCAATATCGGGCCGTTTGGCCGTCGACTGGGTAGCACAGCCGCACATCAAAACAGATAGGATCAAGGCGATTAGGATGCAGTGCCGTAGCATGATAAAAACCCTCCTATAAAAGAGACGACCTGATTATACCATATTTGATTGACGAGGAGCTAACAAATGGCCAAGGAAGCGAGCAACGGCAACGGGCAGCGAAAATACTGGTTCATCATTCCCGCCGTCACCGTCGCCGGGATCGTCTTCGGCGCCGGGGGGATGAGGGTCGCCGTCGAGAAAGACGTCATGGCCAACGCGGTCAAGAACGCCGAGCAGACGATCTCGATCGCCAAGAACAGCGAGACGAACCAGCGGCAGGAGACGGTGCTGGCCCGGATCGACGAACGGCTGGCGTCCATCCAGAAAGACGTGGGCCACCTGCTGGAGTGGGCCGGAGGCAAGTGATATGGACGCCGACGCAATTGCCGAGCAGGCCGTGGCCCGCCGCAAGGTGTTGGCCGATCTGATGCACGAACTGCTGGATATGCAGGGCGACGGGGCCGAGTTGGAGGCCCGCCTGGCCGCCTGGACGAAGCGCTGGCAGGCCGCCTACGAAGAAGTCGACGATGCGCTCGATCGATGATCGCCCTCGTCGATCATTACTCCCTCAGAGGACGGTGCCCGATCCTACCGGTATCAGCAAGTCCGCGTCTCGCAGCCAGCCCTCAATTTGTGTGGCGATTTTCTCCGACGTTCCGAGCAACCCTTTCATCCAGAAGACGGTCACCGAACTGACCTCGTCGGACGCGGCCTCGATTTTTACCAGGACATAGAATTGCGGGCCCAGGGCGCCATACATCGCCTGCGTGATTTGGGCGGACTGCGCGACGGGGTCGATGCTGCCCTGCACTCGGACGCTGCCCGTTGTCCCGGCGCCGCCCTGCCACCAGTTGGCCATGGCCTGGCTGTGAACGAACTGATAGACGGTCTGATAATCCCCTTTGGCCGCCAGGTCCGTGCGCCCTCCGGATCGTTCCAGCGAATTTGTGCAGCCAGCGACCAGCGTGCCGGCGGCGAGAAGTAAAAGGATTGCGGTCGTTTTCATTTCTCTGTCCTCGTTAAACATAATCAAGTCCCTCACAAATCGATCGTCACCCCGCCGAAGGGCGTGTAGGCCCCGAGGCGGGTATCGCTCCGATTGCTTTTGATGGTCACGCGCTGGTAGCCGGTGGCGGCGTTGAAGTACTCGCGAAAGAAGATCACCGTTTGCTGTTTTTGTTCGAGTGCCAGTTGCCCCCAGATCAGCGGATCGATCCGCACGGTATGGCCGGCGACG